GGTCTTGCCCGGCTAGCTGGCGCCCGGCGCGGTGACCGCCTGCGTCCCCGAGTTACCCCACGCCAGCGACACGTTGTTCAGCGTTTCCTCGGACAGGTTGCACGTGACCGTCAGGTCGGCGGTGCTCACGGCCACGCCGACGGGGGTCGGCTGTTCCTCGATGAGGATGTTCTGGGTCGTGGGCGCGAAGGTCAGCGTGCAGCCGTCGAGGGTGCCGCCGATGTAGTTCCAGCCCAGCCCGGTCCACGACGTGCCGTAGCCGAGGTAGGCATCGCCGGGCACGGCGGTGAGCGGCGGCGCGGTGAACAGGATCCCCACGCCGTACAGCACGTTGGTGGTGGTGTAGGCGGGGGGCGTGTAGTTCAGCGGGACAATCGCCATGTGTCAGTGCTCCTGGACTAGGTTCACGCCGGCGTTCTGGGCGGCCTCGGTCAGGCCGGGTACCGCGCTTGCGGGCACTTCGGTGGGCTGGTCGGTGACCGTGTGACCGCCCCACGTCATCTGCGAGTGCGGCGGCAGCACCCGCAGGACCGCTTTCGCCCCCGCGGCCAGGTCGGCGCGCAGCCGTCGCAACTCGGTTTCCAGCCGGGTCGCCTTCGCCTGCGGGTCCTCTTCCGTCACAGGCACGGGCCTGGGTGTCGGCACGGATGCCGGGATGTTCTCGCTCACGGGGTCACCACCGAGTTCTGGTAGGCGCGGACGCACAAGGTCGTGGTGGTGGTGAAGTCGACCACTACGCAGCCCTGCGCTGCGGCGGTCAGGGCGGTGGTGTTGATCCCGCCCGCGTATGTCACGACGGTGGGGGCCGCCTGGTTGTAGGTGGCCGGGGACCACGGACCCAGCCAGCCGGACGTGGTGGCGGCCAGCGTCCCGGCTTCCACGGTGGCGGCCAGCACCTGCCCGGTACCGCCGACCACCTGGCCGACGAGCACCTGGTAGGCGCCGGGCGCGGTGCCCCCCGCCGTGTAGTACAGCCACACCGCGCCGTTGCCCTGGTTGGGGATCATCACGCCCAGGTTGGTGGACCAGGCGGTGGCGAAGTTCACCCCGCCGGCGCCTGCGGTGTCCACGCCGGCCGAGCCGACCGTGGCGTAGAGGGGGAACACCGACACGGCGGAGCCGGTGTTGAACGGCGCCGGGGTGACGGCAAGCCGGGGGCCGGTGGCCATAAGACTCCGATCACGATCACGTAGCTGGCGGTCAGTTCAAAACGCTTGTCGGCCTCATCGAGCGGCAGCATGGAGGGCCGCCCCGCCAGCCGGTGCACGTGGACGACCGTCACCCCGTCCACCTGCGCCGGGAACGGGGCGGACAGGATCAGCGCGTCCAGGGTGTCGGCGGCCAGCCGGGCGGCGAGCGGGTCATCAGCCGGGCCCCGGACCCTGGCCTGGAACGTCATGGCGTCGGCAGTGGGCTCCTCGGTCACGAAGCCGGGGCCGCCGGTACCCGCGATGAACACGATCTTGTCCGGGTTGTCGTGGATCTCCGTGCCGGGGGACAGGGGATAAGCCAATTCTTCCCGCGCGTCCCAGCCCAGTGAGACGATCCAGTCGCAGATGACCTGCTCGACGCTGACAGTGGGGGCGGGGTGGCTCATGGCTGCGGCACCGTCACGTCCCCCTGCTCAGACAGCAGGCGCTCCCACGTCGCGAACGACCACGCGAACCGGCCGGTGCCGTTCAGGCCCCACGCCCCCCAGCTCTGCCACAGCCACACCAGCTGGTTCGGCGCGTCGATGCCGTCAGCGACCACCTCATGCCCGCCGCGGACAACCGCACCCGGCGCGATCGACACGACCCCATCCGCATCCGGGGTGTCGAAGCTGCTGTACCAGTTGACCCCGGTGATCACCGGCCGCAGCACCAGGGCCTGCAGCGCGTACTGGAGGCCAAACGCGTGCGTGTAACTGCGGATCCACCCGAGCTCCACTGCCGCCCGGCACACCGCCAGCCCCGACCCGCCCGGGTCGTAGGCCGGGTACGGGTACCCCTCATCAGCGGTTTCCCGCTCGTACAGGGTGATCGCGTTGACCTCGGTCTGCACATGCCCCATGAAGTCGGGGGCCGAGTTCAGCGCGCCGCACAAGGCGTTGGCGGTGCAGCTTCCGGTGTCGCCCTGGTTGAGCGGCAGTCCGGTAGCGGCATGCTGTACCGACACGACCCCGGGGGCGCGCGGCGCGGGGTGCAGCAAGGACCGCTCGTCGTGCCAGATGTGCCGGCCGAGCCGCCTCCCGGCGGCGGTGATCTCGGGGATCCGCCCCGCGATGATGGCTACCATGGCTTCCTCGCCTTCCCGGCGGGGACGTGAATGACCTTCCGCCCGGCGCCGCGGCCCTTGGTCCAGAACACGTCCAGGCCCGCGTTCCACCGGGCCCGCAGCGCAGCCCGGGACTTGGCTTTCAGTTCCGCCTCCGTCAGCCGGGCCTGCTTCGGGGGGCGGTCGTAGATCGTCCGCCCGTCCTGGGTGACCTGCGCGTGGCCCGATCGACGGAGGTCGTTGAACTCCACCGGGGCGCGCACCTCAACCTGATCCGATAGGTGCTCGGCTGACCGCTTCATCGCCGACTGGCCGCCGTCGTCAAGGACGGTTTTGGCGTAGTCCTCGAGATAGGAGTGGAAGTTCTCCATCAGCGGCTGCTGCAGGTACAGGGCCGTACCGCCGCGTGGGTGATGTAGCTCCAAGTGTTCATGCTGATACTGTGCGTAGCGCTGGTCCACGGTTACCTGCGCGATGATCTTGCCGCTGCCGACCATTTTGCGGAGCTCGTCTATCCGCTCGCTAAAGGTCCCGGTGCTGGTCACGCGGCACCCGCCTCGACGCGCCTACCAGGGACTTTCGCCGCAATGGGGTAGAATAGACGTGCGAGTGCCCCCGCGAGGCTGGAACCTCCGGGGGCTTTGACCGACACCGAACACAGAGACCCGGTGCAGGTGAAATGAGCGTACAAGTTCCGGGCGTGCCCGATGCGCCCGGCCCCTCCTGGTATCTGCGGGCCATGGCCGACCCGGACAGGCCGTTGTGCTCGCACTGCGGCGAGAGGCCGGTCCTGTCGAAGAAGACCATGCTCTGCTCGGCCTGCACTGCCCGGCTCCGCAGACGCGGCACGCTTGAGCGCAAGCGGCTGCCGAAGGGATCGACCACCCTGGATCGGTGGGAGTTCTACACCGTCCGCAGCGAGGATCCTGACGGCTGCTGGCTCTGGCGCGGGGCGACCACCTGTCAGGAGCCCGGCCGGGACTACGGCATTGTCTGGACCGGCACAAAGCACGTGCTCGCCCACAGGTTCGCCTATGAGCACTTCATCGGCCCGATCCCGGACGGGTACGAGATCGACCACACCTGCGAGACGCCCCGGTGCGTCCGGCCTGACCACCTGGAAGCCGTCACGCACCCGGTCAACGTCCAGCGCGGCGGCCAGTGGCCGCACAACCCTGAAATCCCGCGAGCCGACCGCGTGAACCTTGAGATCAACCGCCCGGACTGCCCGAAGTGCGGCACCCCTTACACGACGACCAAGAACGGCGCGCGATACTGCAAGCCCTGCGCCAACGCGAACGCGCGGGAATGGACGAGACGCACAGGCCGCGTCACCGGGAAAGCGCCGGGCTTCCGCAACCGAGAGAAGACCCACTGCGGTATCTGTGGCACGCCTTACGACGAGGAGAACACGTACAACCGCCCAGATGGTGGCCGGGATTGCAGGGCCTGCAAGAATGAGCGCCGGCGCGTGCCGAATCCGCCGGCAAGAGCCAGGATCTGCCCTCCCGGCTGCACGTGTGGTCGTCACCGACGCAAGAGTCCTCACCCCTGATACACCGCCGACCCGTCCGCCCAGTCCGTGCCTCGCGGGGTCCACTGGCCAAAAGGCACATCTGCTTCGAGGGTGCCCGTGACGGGGCTGAGCCTTGTATTGGAATCGTTGCCGGTGAAGATCGGTGGTATCCGGTTGATCACCTGCCCGGTCTCAGAGCCGATGCCGGGCGCCACGGCCGGATCCAGAAGCACCTTGCCGGCCCTCACGTCAGCCAGGATGCCCATCGCGTTCTGATAGGCCAGATACGCAGGGTGATCGGCTGGTATCTGCTTGTGTTTTAGATAGCTCACGTATGCCCAGAAGCGCGCCAGGTCCAGCGTCAGGTCATGCAGGATCGGCGGCGGCATCGCGTCGGCGCACGAGGAGTCGAACACATTTCCCGCATAAACGCTGACCCGGTTGCTGGCGGCGTACAGGGCGAGCTCAAGCTGGGCGTCGGTCAGCGCGGCGGCGGTGCCGGTGCCGGAGTCGGTGCCGGACATGACGTTCCGCAGGTCCGCGACGGACGCGTAGAGGGTGCCGGATGCAACGGGGGTGGTCATGAGGCCGCCAGCCCGAACGCGAGCGAGGCCAGGCCACCGTAGAACCAGGCGCTCGCGTCAGCGTGGAGGATGTTCCCGCCGCTCGCGGTGATCGCGGCGAACAGGAAAAGGAACGCGGCAATGACGAACAGCAGCCGGGCAACCCACCCCGGCGCCGCCGCTGCCATGCCCACGCTAGGTCTCCTGTCAGTTTTGGTAATGCGACGGCTCTGTCCCGCCGCCGCAGGTGTTCTCCATGAACGGCCCGACCGCCTGCCCGTTCATCGCCGCGGTCTGCTGGCTGGTCAGCGCGGTCAGGTTGCCCGCCCCGATCGTGGCAGCCAGGTTGCTGCCGGACGACGCGGGCGTGTCGATCACCGTGCCGCGCGGGATCCGCTGGCTCACCCCGTCCCAGGTGATCGTGACGTCGGTGTTGACCACGTATCCGTTGGCTGCCATCAGTTCGATACCGCCGCTCGATCGAGGCACTGCTCGTTGCCGCGCTGGCTGAGGGGGATGACGCCGGACAGGTTTCCGGCCCCGCCGTAGGCCGAGGCCAGCGCCGAGCCGGGCACGATGTCGACGACCGTGCCGTGTCGCGCGAACGTGGTCAGCGGAGTGCCGTCGGCGTGCTTATCCCAGATCACCGTGACGTCGGTAAGGACCCGCTGCGGATATTGGCTCAATTGGATATGCCGACCCCCCACCCAGCTAGGCCGCCCTCAGCGTGCGCCGCGTACGGCAGCGTGTTCAGCGGTGAGTACCCCGCCGCCCCGGTCGGCGCGACCGTGTTCGGCTGCGCGTACACGGTGCCGTTGGAGTTGGCCAGCGACAGGTCCAGCGGGTCCAGCCACGCCCACACCGGGGCGGCCGAGTAGGTCATGTCGATCGCGGCGCCGGGCGGCAGCGCCACCGGCAGGCTGGCGTCCTGCTGGACGTTGGTGGTCACCCCGTTGACGTGGATGACGGTGACCGTCCCGGCGCCGGGGAACGCCACGGCCAGGTTCTTGCCGGTCGTGTTGGCCACCGGCACCGTGGTGGCCGGCACGGCCGGGGTGTACGGCGACCAGTACCACACCACGGTCCCGCCGGAGTACCCGAGGCTGATCTTGTCGCCCGGCTGGAGGGTCGCCATGTACGCGGCGGCGGTGGACACGCTGCTGCCGTTGACGTAGGTGTGGCCGAGGGTGCCGGTGCCCGGCCCGCTCGACACGTACGCGACCTGGCCGGTGTCGTTGGTTACCTGGTTGTTGCTTCCGGTACTCGTGGCCAGTACCGTCGGCTGCTTGATCATGGCACGGCTCCAATCGCAGTCAGTAGGCTAATTCGATAGCGCAGCATGACCCACCGCATCCGTTCCGTCACGAAACGCTGTCAGGCTGCCCGCCCCTATGGCGGCGTACAGCGGCCCGGCCGTGTCCAGCCACAGGGGCGTGCCGGGCAGGAACGTGACCGCGAACGGCTCAGCCCAGGCCACCGGGTTCGCGCCCGTCCCGGACCAGGCGACGGTGGCACCCCGCCCGGGTTCGACGCTGCCCAGCGGCGTCACCGTCAGCCACGCCGTGTACACCGACGTGGCGGTGGCGTTGCCGATGTTCTTGACGTAGACCGTCGCCCCGCCAGACGGGATGGTGAATACCACCGGCACCTGCGGGAACGCCGCCAGGGTGCCTGTATTCGCCGATACGGCGACCTGCGTGCCGGTCGGGGAGTACAGGCCGAAGTTGTTGACGTCCGCAGCGGCGGCGGCGGTGCCCAGCTGCACCGTCCACGACAGCAGGTACACGCCGGCAGCCAGCGCCTGGCTGGTGATCGTGGTCAGCGCGGACGGGGCTGTCTGCGCCGCGGTGGTAGTGACCGGGGGGGCGTCCGCCTGCGCTGAGGGCACCCCGGCGGGGACCGTCACCGTCGCGGTCAGCGTGTACCTGCCGAACGTCACGCGGGGTCACCTCCCTGCTGGTCAGTACGCGGTCTGGGGGACGGCCTCGACGCCGGACAGCGCCGGGGCCACCTGGGCGACGGTCACGAGCACAGTGGACAGGTGCGCGCTGTTCAGCGACGTCACAGGCACCGACGTTGCGGTGGGGGTGCCGACAACGGTCACCACGTCGGACGTGCCGGCCGGGTCCACGATCAGCACCTGACCCGCAGCGAACGAGGTGCCCCCGGACGCGAACGGCAGCGCCGCGCCGCCTGCGGACACCCCGGCGCTGATCTGCGGCAGCGCCCACGCCCACGTCGGCGCCGAGGAGTAGGTGACGGCGATCGTCCCCCCGGCGGGAACCGTCACCGTCCCGAACGTGGTGTTGTCCGTGGGCGGGTTCGCGCCCGTCGAGGCCGGGTTGGCGGTCAGCGTCAGGGCCGTGCCGATCGCCGTCGGCGTCCCGTTCTGCAGGTAGAACGTTGACCCGTCGTGCAGGGTGACGTAGGCGTTCCACCCGGTCGCCCCGGCCTGCGCCGCAGGGGACGGGATGGTCAGGTGGTTCGTGGACGCCACCGTTGCCGACCCGGCGGCCGATGCCTGCGTCTCCCCGGCCGCGTTGACGTAGGTCACCACCGCCTGGTAGACGCCCGTGGACAGCGTGCCGTCCGTGCCCGCCGCAGCCGGGGCCGGGGTGGCGGGGGCGGGCAGGCCCTGCGCTGTCCCGCTGACCGACGCCGCAGTCACGGTGCCGCCGGACAGGGTGACCGCCAGTGGCGTCCCGGAGGTGTTCTTGTACGCCGCGCCTGACGCGGGGACCGCCGGGGACGGCACCGCGGGCGCGGCGAGAACGAACGGCCACTCGCACCGCTGGCACCGGAACGTCAGCGCCGCGGTAGGCGCGAACGGGCCCGTGAACCAGCAGCGGGGGCAGCGCAGCGCCGCGACCTCCGCCGGCTCGATCGTTCCCGCGATCCAGCCCATGGCCTACCGGCTCCCCTGCCGGGCGCGGCGGGGCGGCAGGTCCGCGGCGTCGGGTACCTGCTCGCGCAGGTGGTCGGCCATCTCCGCCGGGTCCGGGCGGGACGGCTCGGCGCGTTCGGGTGCCGGGGCGTCATCAAGGTACTGGACGGCGGAGGACCCCTCCGGGTCGGGGCGGGGTGCGTCGGAGCCAGGCGGCGGCGGGGCGGGGCGGAACAGCCGGCCGGACACCGCACGCGGCGGCACCAGCGGCGGCGGCTCGTGCGTACCGTCCGGGCCGGACACCTTCCGCACCACGTCGACCTGCCGGCCGTCGCGGACACCCTTCCGGTTGAACTGCCGGGCCTCGTCCTCCGTCAGGTGGATCGTCTCCCCGGCGTACACCAGGTCAGTGGCGCCGTCCTTATCACCCCGGCGGGGGACCGACAGGTTGATGAGTGCCACGTATGGCTCGCCGATCCGGGCGGCCGGGGTGCCCTTGTCCCGGGCCAGGAGCTTGCCGAGAGTGGCGCGCTCGTCGGCGGTCAGCGGCCGGGCGTCTTCAATGGTTGCGGTAGGAGGCATTACGCTCCGTGTTTGCTCTTGTTTTCGTTAAACGCCGCTGAGCAGCGCGATTGAAAGCGGCTGGTCCAAACCGACGGCTGACGCTCGCTGTGTGTCACTGCGCCATACCTTTTTCTCTTCTTGCCGGTACAAAGGACCGGCAATAAACGGCAATTCGTCGGCGTAAAAGCCGCACCTATGCCGCTGCATGATGATGGCGTTCCCGGCTGGCACCTGACGGGACACGAGCACGTCGAGGTTGAAGATCTTCTGCGGCAGCGTGCCGGTGTAGACGAGGTTTTCGCTGGCGATGTCGCCGATGTACGGCGCGGCGAACGTGCTCGACTGCAGCAGCGTGTTCTTCGTGCCGTGGTTGATGATGAGGGTGTCGGCCTCGAAGCCGAGCCACTGCGTGACGCCGGAAGGCGACACGATGTTCGCGTTCTCGACCAGGTACACGGCCTGCGCGATGTCCGCGCGGATCGTCGCCGACGCCGACGCCCACGGGTTAGCGACCGCCAGCGTCTGAATGGACGCATTCGCCACCACGGCGGAGTAGAACGCGGTGTTCCACGAATACACCATCGTGTTCTTGACCTGGAGCAGTTGCCGGGTCACCGGGTCGATGGCCTGCCTGCGCCGCATCTCGTCGCTGACCATGATGGCCATTGCCCGTTCGTGGGTGAAGACCACGCGGGGCACGCCGATGCTGGTCGGGACGACGGGGACCTCGCCGAACTCGGGGCGGATCTCGGGGAAGTCGTCCGCGTACAGCGGCGTCGACTCGCTGTACCGCACCGCACCCGAGGGCGCCGCGCCGCCCATCCGCAGCACCGAGTCCATGATGAACTCGTTTTGCGTGATATCCAAAATCAAAGCCGGAATGACCAACGGGTCTTTCAGCAGCTCATTGACGGTAATTCTCGGTGCGTCCGAGTAACCCCTGGCGCCGGAAGGCATGTTCTAGTCCTCTTCTCTCAAAGGACCCGGGCGCGGCCCAGGAAGTAGTACGCGGAGCCCGTGCCGCCGATCTGCTGGGTCAGCATGGCCGCGGATACCCCGCCGGGGTGGGTGCAGCGGGCGACGATCGTGTTCGGCGTGAACGAGGTGATCGCCGTGCTGGTGAAGTACGGGGTATGGGCGATCCCGACAACGCACCCGGCCACCGTGTTACCGGACGTCCCGGTCCCGATGACCAGCAGCTCCCCGACTGCGGCGCCGCCGCCGTACCAGCACCAGATGTCCCAGCCGCCGGAGTACACCGGCACGTAGTCCGTCAGGACGGAGATGTCGATGAGCGGCTGCCCGTAGGTGTTCGCCGCACCGGTCTGCGTCGAGATGACGTTCGCGTCGGCGCCAGCGACGCCGAGGACATTGGGCACGCCGGTGGCCGCGGCGGACAGGCCGTTCGGCGCGACGTTCACCGTCAGGTCCGTGGTGCCCGCCGTGATCGTGTTCGGCACGACGAACTGGCCGCCGTAGATGAGGCCCGCGGCCTGGTAGTTCGCCGGCCCTCTGGTGTAGTGCGGAATCACCGCGGTCATCGCCGGCTACCTCCTAGTTTCCGTTGCTCACGCCGGCGCACTCGCCGAGCTGGTCGTGCATCGTGGTGGTGGACACCGCACGGGTGGACCCGCCCGCGCTGCTGATCGCGGCGGCCTCGGCAGCCGACTCCTCGAGCACGGAGCCCTTCGGGATGAGCTGCGCGGGCGAGCCGCCGGTGGCGGGGAGCGTCACCGCGACGGTGGTCACCACCCGGGTCACTTCAGTCCCGTGGCCTGCTTGAACCGGGACACCACGTCGTCGCGGCCCTGGACGGCCTGCTCCCGGGCGGCGTCTTCCGGCTCGTCCATGGGGGAGCCGAGTTCCACGTCGAGGTCGAGGAGGCGGGCCTGCTGGGCGTACTCCGTCAGGACCCTGCGCATGATCTGCCCCGCGTCGGCGGTCTTCCCGTTCGCGAGTTCCACCGCCCGCCCCGCGCCCTCAAGCAGGGGCCGGGCGAGTTCGGTGATGAACGGGGGGACACCCAAATCGGCGAGCTTGCGTTTCTCCGCCTGGTAGTCCTGCTCGCGGAGCCGGGCGGTGATGACGGACAGTTCCCGCGCGGTTTCCTCCTGCCGGGCGACAGCCAGGTCAATGCTGAACTGGGCTTCGGCGGACAGTCCTGCGGCCACCGGCTCCTCCTGGTGCTGCTCGGCCTCGAACGCCACCTGCATGGCGGCGAACTCCTCATCGGTCATCGCGGCGATCTCCATCGCCAGGTCGTCCTCGTCCGCACCCGCGGCTACGTCTTCGTCCTCGCCCTCTTCGCCGCCGGCGTCCCCGGGGTCCGCGCTGCCGGTCAGGGCCAGCAGCTCATCCGGGGTCAGGACCAGGCCGCCCCCGGCGAGGGCGTCAAGCTGCTCATCGGGCAGGTCAAGCAGGGCCGCCAGCCGGGCCTTCTGCTCGTCGGTGAGAGCGTCAAGATCAGGCATGGCGGTCCCTTCTGGTGCATGCGACCGGTCAGCGGACGGCGCGCTGCCGCCCCCTCCGCCGCCTGTGTGGATGCTGCTCGCGCTGTCGTTGCCGCCTGCGCCGATGACGTAGCTGACGCTGCCGCCGGATGAGACGGTGACCTGCGGGGCTTCCGGGGCGTCCCCGGCGAAGTTTGACGCGGACAGGTCGATCACCGTGTCCGGGACCGGTGATGCCGCCTCGATCGCCTCCCACGCCCCCAGGCCGGGGATGCGGGGGTCCAGGGTGCCGAGGACATGCTGGATCGCGGCCGGGTAATGCCTGCCGTCGCTGCGGTCGTAGCCCTCGACGATGCGGGCGGAGACACCGAGGCGGGGATTGGCCGTCAGCACCCGCTCCCCGTCCTCGGTGAGCTCGGCGGTGACGTACAGCCCGTCT